GCAAAAGAAGGGAGATATGTTGCAGGTTGGGATTACAATCATATGTGGGATATGGAGCAGGGAGGACATGACATAAGAGATGTCGAAAGCGATATAGAGAGATTCGTCGATGCGATGAATGAGGGAGAAGGAGAAGAAAATGAATAAAAAAGAATACGACGAAGCACTGTCTAATCACAGAATGAAAGTAGAAGAATACATATACTGTATATCGACAAACCTGCTTATGCGCGGGATGTGCCATGACAGTTCCAAGTATAAAGAACCCGAATACAGTGCATTTCTGAAAGCGACAAACATGAGAGATTGCGAATACGATTCTGAAGAATACAGAAAAAGACTCGCATCGTTAGCCAATGCTCGTTCGTATCATTATCTCGTGAACTCGCATCATCCTCAGCATTACCGTAACGGCGTGAACGGGATGGACCTTATGGATGTGATTGAAATGCTCTGCGACTGGAAAGCATCTGTATGCAGGAACAGGAATGAAGGATTCGCAATGTGTCTCAAACTCAATATCAAAAGATTTAAGATTGATGAACAGTTAGGAGAGATACTCACTAATACGGCCGAAAGACTTTGGCCTGAAGACTTCAAGAAGAAGGAATGAGTATGTCTGAACACTTTTGCAGGGAAACAGTATATGCCTTCCTTATGGGAACAATTGCTGATATGCATGTTAATCTGAGTGTACCTCAGGTGTGTCAGACACAGAAAGATATATGAAGCAGGTATATTTATATTTTATTAAGAAGAATGAATTATTTCAGATAAACTTCTTCCCTTCTTCATTTCTTTTTGCAGGTCTATGACAGAGATGCCTGTGACCTTGCTCCATTCTCCGAGAGTACGCCAAACGCCCTGCGATTCAAAGCGTTTCTGACTGCTGTACATAGGGGTCGTTACAGCATCGTCGAACGTATAGCCTCTTTCCATCCTGTGCCTTATCGTCTGCACGCTCAGACCTGTCTCGCTGGCCCATTGAGCGATAGTAAGTCTTCTGCCGTCATGCTCATACAGATTGTGCTGTATATGCTTAATAGGGACAGATACAGCCTCTTCGATGCTCATGCCACTGTTGATACGATACAGCAGAGTGGAGTAAGCGATATTATATTTCTTACTAAGAGAATGATAGCTCGAAGTCTTATCCTTCTTAGGACGTTTATTGACACGCTCTTTCTTTACCTCTTCTACATACTGAGGGTCAATCTCATTGTGTGAATCATCGAGCATATGCTTCAGAAGATTCTCACGGGAAATAGAGAGCCTCAGTGCCTAATCGTTCAGAGGGCAGGTTTGCCCTTTGTATGTAGCGAGTATGGGGTCTGTACTCATATGAGCATGCTTCCGATAAAGTAATAGACACAACAGGTCATGAAATTGACCGCCATGCAGATGAGAATCGAACCGTCTTTGACGCTTATATCAGGGTAAAACAGGTCTCCTATTGTCATGCCAATCCACATGCCGACTGCGAATCCTTCAATGCACATTAAAGATTCCATCTGCCCGCTGAAATAGATAAGCAATGCGGTCAGTATCAGCATAATCCCGACCATCATCCAAGATACAATCATGGTCTCTGCAAAGATTACCAGTGCGTCTGATTTATTCAACTTATTGCTCATAATTTTTCTCCTCAGGTACAGAACTCATATCATCAGCGCTTATACTTTTAACTTTCTTTGCAAATGCTTTCTGAAACTCATCAATTATCCAATATAATTGTATATTATGCTCTCTCGATTGGAATTTGCAACTTTCCAATGCGAAATCGGCCTCCATATCAATCGCCCGTTTTGCATCTTGTATGTATTTTTCCATTTTCAATCCTCTTTAATCAGATTTTAATACTTCATCTTTATAAACAAATTCATCAGTCATTGTTATCATTCCTTTTTGATTTAACTCACTTCGATAGTATGACGACTTAAATCCCGCTTGAACAATCTGGTCATGAAATCGGTATTTTCATAATTAGGGTCGGGTTGAGTGCCACACGTTGACTTGTATGCGTTTGAATTACACTTATCATCCCTATACAGCGGTACTTCACTTACCCATATAGGCACACATCTGCCATCGCAAGTCATCTCATCATCTATCCCGCATACTTCCAGTTTAAGTGTCAAGCATTTATATTCACAATTATCAAGCATATCGTCTCTGTTGTTAAGTATTTTGTAGATTGTATAACCGCATACACTGACAGATTGACCATCAATGGTCACATACGGATGAGATACAGCCCACGATTCTACTGCTTGCTCGGTATTTATTTCAATATGAGAATCATAAGATGTCAGTTTTACATTTGCTCTGAGTTCTTCAGGATGTACATACAGCCATTCTGCAATCAACTGAGAAGGCTGACGCTCTTTCTTTATCTTTTCACGTTGTTTTTCAGTCATTGATTGCAGTACAATAACATCATTCGGTAAATACGCATATTCGATACTCATTGTTTCACCTTCAAGTCTTTAACGTATTCGAGTTTGGCACCGCATATCGGGCATGCTACCAAATCACGCTCATGAAAATCTTTACTATATCCTAAAGTTGTAAACTTAAATATAACTTTGCCTTCTCTTAAGTCTACAGGTTTTGACATCAATAACACCATACCCTCACAACACGGTTCGATAGTTTTACCATCGCTTTTCAATCTTCCATCTTCGATACTCATGGTGTTCCTTCTTGAAATCAGAAAGACGTTCGCGTATATAAACCAATCGAGTATCTGACAGAAATGAAAAAGAATATATAAGTTATAAGTTATCTAAGATAACGAAGAATCAAATCTTCAATAATAAAAAAGAATCAAGCATTAAAGAGAGGAAAGAACTATGACATATGAACCTGGAATCGCGGTTTGGTTAGGCGGAGGACATGACTTCGTCTGTATGCATGCAAACGTCAAGGCCAACGGGCAAACAGTAAAACTCTATTCTGAAAGAAAAACAGCGCCCGGAAACTACGCTACAAACAGTCAGATGTCCAGTATCAGAAGAAGCATAAGAGGCCAGGCAAAGAAGAACGGAATCGACCCATCGAGACTGGTATTTCCGTATTGACAAAAGAAGGATATGAAAAGAGGAAGAGCAAATGATAGAAGCTAAAGGTCATGCTAAGGTATCATGCGATATCTGCGGATGCTCAATCGAACAAGACTACGAAGCGGTCTTTGATGAGTATGCTTTACGCAAGGAAGGATGGCAGATAGGAGAATATACAATATGCCCCGAATGTGTCAAAGCAAATGCAGGAGGATGGAGAAGGGCCAAACTCATCAGAGAAAAAGGTCTTGCGCCTTCTCTTTCACTCAGAACAGTTTCAGAATCTGTGCATGCTGTCAAACGGGATTGGGACGAGCAGTGCAAGCATATCAGACCTCAGTTCTATGCACTTCCCGATAAAGACAACCCCAATCTTACGGACGGAGACAACGGGATGATTCTGATGTATCTTCCGATGCCTCAGTACAAGAACAGATTCTATCAGCATATGATAGACGATTGCATAGGATGGACCGTCGACCCTGGGGCAACACGCTACACGATTCATCAAGTGAAGGAACAGAATGAAGACGGAATGGTAAAGATATCACGCGAAGAAGCCTATAAATTCTCTCAGAGTTCGATTGATTATAAACTCTCTCGCATCATAGAACGGAAGTTCAGCGATAGCGATACCTCAGAGTCTGTATACTATGTATCGAGAAATCAAACATACGCATTGAGCATATTCCACTTTTATAAATCCACAGCAAGTAAAGATGCTGAAGAGCCTTATTTATACACAAGCATCAACGACGAAGGAAGAGAACTAGCCAGATGTTCAAGCCAGCCTTTCTCCGAAGAAGAAAATAAACTGAAACAGATTGGATGCAAACCTAAATGCAGAAGCGAAATCTGTAACGAGCTCGATGAAATTAAGCATAAATGGCACGAAGAATATGATGAACGTTGGAATAATTTAGAAGTGTGGCAGGAAGAATACGTGAACGGTCTGCGTATGAGATTTGAGCGAAAAGGTGGGAATGAATGATAGAACCTTCATTGAATGTCGATGTATATTGCGACAGATGCGGTAAACATCTGCTTCTGAACAAGCATACTGAAGATGTATATGGTGAAACTGACTTCGCATATTTCCCAGATGCAACTGAAAATGAACTTATTGACTTAGGGTGGTATGCAGACCAAGACGGATTTGCCTATTGCCCAAAATGTATAAGGGAAATGCGTAAAGAATGGGTTCCGCTGAATTGCAGCCTTGATGAAAAAGACAGAAACAAATTGCAATCGTTTGTAGTAAGAAGCATAGGAGACGCATGCAAGGTCGAATCTGTTCCGCACGACTATATGTATGAAGGTATCTTAGAGCTCTCAGGCGCTCATGATAGACATCTTCATTATAAATTAAGAAAAACAGAACGCGGATGGGATGTGCTTCTGTAAATCAACAAGTATGGAGTCATAAACTTTTTATATTATCTCTTATATGCAGTAATTACGGGCGTGTACCCCTAACGGTAAGGGAATAGTCCTGAAAACTATCGCCGATGAGACTTGCAGGTTCAAATCCTGTCGCGCCCGCCACATATGCCTATGGTCTAAAGGTTAAGACACCTCTCTTACAAAGAGGGAAGTTCAGGTTCGATTCCTGATAGGCATACTATTTTATATTTGAACAATTATATTCATCCGACTGCCCGACTGATTGAGGTCAATCTTCATATCTGCAACCGTGCGCTCAGCGTGTGAGAGTACGGATATGAAGAAAAGTCACTAAGCAGAGGAGGAATTATGACAGTAGATATAGTTACGAAGAACGGAAATTTTAGAGTATCGGATGATATATGGCATAACATATTTGAAGTATTAAAGGATAGCAGAAATAAAGGCATAAAGACGATATTCATAGATGTGAATGAAGATACAAAATTAGAAGAAGATACGCCATGCTTTTTACATTTAAAAGATATCAAGTATGTTTATTATACAAACGAAAAGAACGACGATGCAGACGTTATCTCTAAAAAGCCAAACGAAGACAAACAGACCGTAAAAACAGACGATGCTCAGATTGAAAAGACAGAGGCCAAACCATTGGGAAGAATCTGTCCATATCCGTATTGCCCTTGGGAACATAATAGGTCTATCTCAATTGGAGACCCTAACCCTTATAGCCCTTATGAGCCTACAATAACCTGCAATGCAAAAGCAAAGAATGCATCCAGCATTTGCAAAACTAAATTATAAATACTACAATTGCTTAACATAAAGTGTGCAGATGTACGAAAACACCGAGGTCATACAGTCATCTGCCAAAAAGCGCGTGTAGTCTAATAGGTTAGGACGGGGCCCTTATAAGACCCTAATAGAGGTTCGAGCCCTCACACGCGCACCATGCTCATATAGTTCAATGGCAGAACAGTGCTTCTGTAAAGCACAAATCGGGGTTCAATCCCTCGTATGAGCCTAAACGATGCGGTAACTCAGTCGGTAGAGTGGCAGACTGTTAATCTGTTTATCGAAGGTTCAAATCCTTCCCGCATCGCCATAACTGCGGTGATGGCCCAATGGTAAGGCAATGCCCTGCTAAGACATGGGAGCAATCCCTCTGAGTTCGATTCTCAGTCACCGCGCCACTACTTTTATATACATGAAGTGAGATATAGTATTGTGCCTATGATGAGGCAGACACTAGGCCATCAGACACGACTGGCCCGAACTCTGCCGAATAGGAAACGTGCGCCCAAACTGCACTAGAAGTTTGGCATCGCTCATCCATATAGGATAGAGGCATGAGGTATGCGGTGTCTTGCACACCTCAAACTTATATTTTGTCGGTATGTGTCCAATCAGGCAAGACGATAGGCCCAAACCCTATTAGCACAGACTCTTGCAGGTTCAAATCCTGCTACCGGCACCTTCATTTTACCATCCGATTGCAATCCACATTATCGTACTGCAATTATCAGGAATCCTAACAGTGAACGAAGATGTACTGGTAGAGATTATATGCAAATCAGTTCCTATACCTGTAGAACCGCTTGAGCCTACAGGAGTTACAGTGACCATAGGATTCGTATTGAATGTAGATGTGAAAGATACAGTCGCATTTGAGTTCTCAGAAACGCTGGCCGTGCTTCCTTCAATCTTAAGCATTTTGGGATTTAGCGAACCGCTTATATAGCCTGTTATATCTCTGCCAACCTCGTTGTTCTTATCAACATGCTGAAGCTCTCCAATCATAACGACCTTTGATGAATCGAAACTTAAATAAGTGCTTGGGCTTTCTATGTATGTTCCATATCCAAGATATAATGCATTGGATAAACAATACATAAATCCAGTAAGAGTACCGCCTGAGGTCTTGAACGACAGCGCGTCGGTCTCAATAGGACTGCTACTTACCAGCAATGATAATCCCGCAGATGAAAGCGTGGCTCCTCCGAGACTCACGCTTCCTGAATTAAGAACGATACCCGAACTGCTGAACGAATTACCGCCGATGGTTCCTGTAGTCAGCGTAGCACCCGAAGAGTTGATTATCGTGTTTCCGATATGTATGCTACCGCTTGTAAGAGTAAGCCCTGATGAATTAAGAGTAAAGCCTGTTCCAGTAAGGCCTAAGGAGTTAAGCGTAACCCCACCTATGCTTATGCTACCGCTTGCAAGTGTCAATCCACTGCTTGTGAGCGTAAAGCCTGTTCCTGTAAGACCTGACGAATTGAGAGTAACTCCGCCTATACTTATGCTACCGCTTGTAAGGGTAAGCCCTGATGAATTAAGAGTAAATCCCGTTCCTGTAAGGCCATCCTCATCCAGCGTTACCCCGCCGAGAGTGATACTGCTTCCGCTTCCAATGACTATACCAGAAGCGCTCAGAATAACGCTCCCATTCCCTGACATTATCTTACCGTCAGAGTTGAAGTAGGCATTGAGCGTTCCGTTCTCATATCCTGCCAGTCTGTACAGGTCGTTGTTCCAGTTCTTCTCGATTATCAGGCCGTAGAAGTTCTCACGGTCGTCTGTCAAATCGCTGAGCGCCTGTGAACCTATGACCAGTTTGGCCGCGTACTTATCGCTGATTGTGCTGTCGGTATTGCCTGTAGTGGTCGTATCCTGGCTGACAGACTCTAAACTGGATACCTGCTGGGTAGCATCCATGAACTGCGGGTCGCCCCACCAAAGCGTAGTGATGCATGACGGCCATGCGACCTCTGTACAGGCAAGAGGAGCATTGGTGATGGTTATGGAGTTCTGATTGTCTGTGAAGGTCTCACAGCGGGTATAGGGAAGGAAAGACGCACTACGGTCTCCGTCGACCCCGTATACGGTCCATACGGCAGAGGAAGAACTGTATTGGAAATACACGGTAGAACCGTCTGTGCTTACCATCGCAATATCTCCGTCGCTCATCCCTGTAGCAGAGAACAGCGCGGTATACGAAGTGAACGCAGTACCGCCTGACGGAGTGAAAGTTACGGTGGGAGCATTACTGTCGACCTCTGATATCTGAATGGCAACGCAGTCCCCAGGATGATAGTTCATCAGCAACAGGTTAAGCCCTATCATCATCGTCTGGAAGTTACGGGGCTGATTCATTCCTGTCAGAGCGTGCCATGCGCTTCCGTAGTATTCATAATACAGCGATGTAGCGGTAACATATGCGATATCGCCTGGATACATGGTCGTCATGGCTTCCAAAGCGGTCAATGTAGCAACAGCGGTAGTGTTATCAGGATAGGACTGAGAATCAAAACAAGGATAAGCATAATATACAGATGTTCCTGCTGTTTGGGTCGTTACATCACTCACAGACAGAGTATCTTTGTAGTTCTCGGATGTGACCTCCTGGGATGAACGTATGTAGTTGGAGCCTTGGTCGGCATTGGTGGCGATGTAACTGAGATTGTGCTCGATTTCAGTTACAGACCCCGCCGAGTCATACTGTTCTTCTGTACAGGTTCCGTAATCTACCGTCATAGACTTATCGCTCTGATAATAATCAGAAGGAAGTTGAGCATTATAATCTACGAAGTACGCTCTGTCATAGAAGAATGGGATACGATTAGTAAGATAGCCTAATGCCTGTATCTGCGCCCAGCAATAGGCATCCGTGCGGAGTTTGACGACGGAAAGCATGTTGTCAAGACTGTTCCTGGTGGCTTTCATCGTGGTAAGTTCGGCACTCGTATAAGAGTCTTCCAGCGACGTTCCGTAATCATATGTGAATCCGCTGTCTATGCTGAGCGTAGCAGGAAGATACCCTGCTCCGACGATGGCGAAGAAAGCGAATATGCTTCCTGGGTCGCCGAACATGTACTCAGTGCTTACCGTGTAAGTGCCGGTTCCTTCGACATACACCTGGAAATAGACCGTATAGGCAGGACTGCTTGACAGGACACAGGTAAGAACGAATCTGCTTGTATCGGAACCACGCTGAACTGCCGTCACCGTGTATGCACTGGTGTTTGTGAATGCGAACGTGCTTTTATCTGAGGTAGTGAACGAAGCAAGCGATGATATCTTGGTCTTCTTGAGCTTATAGGCAGGATGATAGCAGGTAAAGGTTATATAGCTGTCATCGCTGTCGTGACTGGTTATCACCATATTCTCGGCACTGCCGTAGGATGATATTGCAATTGTGGTAGTAGCGTCGGTGATGGTGGGGACAGCCGTCACAGCAGGAGTGAGACCTTCCCAATATGAAAGCGAGTTGAACAGGTTCTTCTGCACCTTTATGACCGCTTTAGGGAACGGCTGATTCTTTCCGTAAAGTATCTTGGAACTTACGGTTATATCGCTGACGGGATATTGCCCGTCTATGACCACTGTAGGCTGTGTTAGCGTTGACATTTACTCACCTGAGGGGAATTTATTGGTCGGAGTGTAAACGGTCGTTCCTACAGGCCTTGATTCTGTAAGCTTAAGCGTGTATTCCAACCCTCCCGGAATTGTATCCGAGAACTTATACTGTATCGGACCTGACGCTACTAAAATCGTATCAGTGACAGATGCTCCTGGGGTGCCTGAGAGGAACGTGTTATCACACGAAGCCTGAGAAACAGAAAGCGTATATCCGTATTTGGTAACCTGAAGATTCGAGGGCAACCACAGAATGCCTACGCTGTAGAACTTGAGTGTGTTCGTACCGCCGTTCTGACTGCTCACATCGTTAAGTTCGTTGTATATGAAATCCACATTGCTGATGTATTCTTCGCTGTCGAGCCTCATTCCGGTTACTGTTATCTGTCTGTAAGCTCCTGTGACATCGTAGGTCTTGGCATTATAGGCAGGTTTGTTAGGGATGCCGATAGTGGATGAGGTTCCTGTGATGGTCTCGGAGATAGACGAGACATGCTTAAGTTCCCAGGGAACGAATATCCTGGTCACTCTGTCAGTAGAACCTGAATAGGCCCCGCTCGGACCGAATTTACAGGTAAGCGAATGGTCTTCGGTCATAGTTCATCACACCGCCAGCAGTTTTGCACGCATTGTCAGATTGATGTTCACATCGAGGTTCAGGGGATTCAAACTGTTCAACGCATCAGTACACGTATTGAGGAACACATACAGTTCGAGAGGGGTAGAATAAACGGTATTCTTATGTTCGGCTGTATCCGAATGGCTTCTCTGAGAAAGATTGTAGATACGGAGGACATATGCGTTGTTCTCCATCTGAATGGTCTCTCTCATCGCCTTTATCTTCTTTCTGAAGAAAGCATTGGAACAGTTGGTATAATCATTTGTATTTCCGGGAGTTATCCCTGGGTCCGAATACGATACAGGATTGACCCTGGTGCATTGGAAATTAAAGGTATCCACGGGTCCTGTGCCTCCGTCAACAACGATGGCATTGGCTGTGCTTTTGCCGATTATCCCTACAGTGCTGAGCATATAGGAAACACTTCCGCTGTGCGAATTCCCGCTTCCTATGTACATGAATGAGTTATCGCTCAGTGAAGAACTCCACGGAGAAGTAGATATCCATACAGAGAAATTGGGAACAGTATCAATCGTCGTCATAGTATCACCTGAACGTAGAAGCGTTGATGTTCTTGGTCACAGTATCAGTGATTATCTGCTCAAGACTGTCAACCCCGTAGACTGCGCCCTGGAAGATTACCTGTACCTTAGTGCCTGACGAGCCTGAGGCTATGCTACCTATCTCGTTCTCAGGGATGATGTATTCGCCCTGATTCGCTTCTGCGACACGTATGACAGTTCCGCCGACTTTAGGCGCTACATAACCGCCTGTAGCGAATGAACCGAGTCCGCTCTTGATTTTATCCCAGAGACCGCCCAGTCCACTGCTCAACCCATGTCCGAGATTATGGAAGAAATCGGATATGCCCGATACAGCACTATGAATAGAATCTGTAAAGTTGTTGATAGACTGCATAAAGTTCAGAACCCTGTCCATACGGGCTACCACATGCTCCATGAAATTGGTACCCGCCGTGATGAACTGCCATATCTCACGCGGATGGTCCAGAATGTCCTGCATGACATTGTTCACGAGATTGAAGAACGTGCTGAAGTTTCCGTTCTCAAGCATCACTTCAAATGCCGATATACCTTTGCTGACAGCATCCGCTATATTATCCCAGTTGTCAACAACGAACTCGGCCATCTTGACAACGAACGATACCATCTGAGGTATCAGACTCACGAAGCCGACTATCATATTCTGGAAGTCGGTACTCGTTATGAGTTTGGCAACCTCTTCTATGTTGTCAATCATCGAAGACCAGAAGGTATCATCGAGACCGTCTGCGGCCACTGTGAAATTAGCCAGAATAGATGACAGGTCGGTTGACATCTGAGTAAGCATGTCCTCAGGGATGGCAGTGATGAGACTTGCCAACTGTTCGCCTACACTCACAGTGAAGTCAAGCAGACTTGTAACCAGCGGGATGAAGCTATCGCTCAGCGCTGTCGCAAGAGGCAGGAAGAGCATAGTGAATGCAAGGTTCAGGACATTCTCTACCGCTTCAAAGACAGGAGATGTGCTGAGTATCTTCTTGAGTATCTGCGTCACAGTGCTTAAGAGAGACTGGAAGATTGAGATGGCGGTCTTTATGCCCGCTGAGGCTATATCGACAAAACCTTTGGTCAGAGTAAGACCTGCGCCTATCATCGAAGCGGCAGGATTGCCGCCTCCTCCGCCAGAACCTGAACCTCCTCCGAGCGCTCCCGCCGCAGTTCCGAGCAATGCACTGGCCTTGTCGAGCGGAGAGGATATTAACTTGCCCATTCCGTCGATGAATCCCTGCATTGCTTTGATAGGGTCAGCGCTTAATTCGCCGAAGGATGAGAACATACTGCTTAACGCTTTGATGTTCTCGGTATCGACATTGGCGATAGCGCTTAATGAAGTTCCTATTGTAGATATTACTTTGGAAGCAGTTTGCATCACGGCAAGAGCGGCGGCCGCAGGACCGGCACCTTCGGCACCGGATAATGCCTGAACTCCTTTGAACGGAGCCTGAAGCAATGCACCTGCTTTACCTGCTATTCCAGGAAGTTCCGAAGGCGCAGGTATACCTAATCTTCCCCAGAAGCTGTTGGCCGCTTTGGAACGGCTGGCTCCTGGCGTGTTCTGCGCCCACAGTTCGGGATTGGGAGCGGGCTGGTTGAACTCCCCTGCATTCATACGGCGGAAGTTGGAGAAAGCATTCGCACGGGTGGCATTCATGCTCTCAGGAGACTGATTCCAAATGTTGTTTACGAATCCGCTACCGCCTGTGCCTGTCTGCTTCGCTCTGAGCGCATTGTAACGGTCAAGGTCTGACTGTTCGTTCGCACTGGGTTGATAGTTCGGATTGGCCTTTATCTTGGCTCTGACAGAAGCGGTCTTCTTCCCGTATCTTGACAGCAACAGACCTAATTGCGATTGAGTTCCCTGCGCAGGGGCTCCTCCGCCCATCATGGACCTGAAGGCCTGTGATATATTGGCTGGATTCATCTCGCTGAGATTGATGAAGTCAGCAAGTGCGCCTCCTCTGGCCGAAGTGGCTACAGCAGGTTTGTTCCCTGCCATATATCTGTGTACACCCATCGCTTCATCAGAAAGCACAGAAGGCATTCTGGATTTAGGAATACGCGCAGATTTAAGAGCGTTATACTGTGCAAGCAGCTCATTGCTTGCCTCGGTTCCTTCCGCTGTGGGAAGACCGAACTGATTGCGATTAGACACCAGAGACTTGTTATATGCGGCCCAAACGTCAGCCATCTGAGCCTGATGGCCTCTGCGCGTCCTGTAATATCTCTGCGTCAGCTTCTCATCGCTTAACGCACCCAGCCCTTTCTTCTTGGTCTTGGTTTCGGTAGATACAAGACCTGTAAGCTGAGAAAGCAGTTTCGATGCCTGTTCGATGTTCTTGCTGAGAGCGATAAGCATGTTGGAACTTGGATTGTCTGCAAAGTTCTGCATGTCTGCGCCTGAAGAAGGTACACGCATAGTACGGGGAACTGAATCTACTACGGCTCTCGATATTCCCATCCCGCGTCTTACCATCTCACGGGCATAATCGCTTGATGAGGGAACAGAATGTCTGACAGCAGAAGCATTCCCGTTGAACACATAACCTGCTTTAACTGCCTCATCACGGCTCATGCCTTCGTTGGCAAACGCCGATACAGCAGACGGTGAAAGACCTCCGAGGTCGCCTGTAAGATAATAATCAAGCCCTCTGCCGCGTCCTGTAGTTGTGGTAGGATTCCTGCGAGGACGCTTACCAGGCCTTACAGTGGATGTGAACATATCAGAAGCGATTGTGTTACGCGGACTGACAGGAATAAGAGAACGACTGCGCTTATCGAGAGGATAATAGATGTTCTGTTCGCTTATCGCTCTGCTCCGACGTTCGCCGAAATCGTTAAGATAACTGCTGGCGTTACGATGCACAAGACCTGAAGCCTCACGTACACGGGATTCAAGGTCGCCACGGAACTGCGTGCTTCCAAGCCCTCTCTGTAACCAATCTCCGTTCTGAGTACGTCTTACCACTCTGGGTTCGGCGTATCTCTGCATACGGCGCAGAGTAGAAGCGGTCTTGTAGACACTGGCATCGAGAGAACTGCTCATACCTCCCATATGCTTATCTACAGAGTTGATGGCCTTGGTGAGTTTGGACATGCCGTCAGTCACCAAAGCGGCGGTTGAATAACCGCTCTTGCTCAGACTGTAAGGGGCTTTGGGATTAAGAGCACTTGATATCTCGGAAGGACGGATTGAAGAGAACTGGGAAACAAGGCGGTCCAACTTCTTATAATCTTTGGTAAGTTCAGTGCCTCTGAGTTTCCCTTTCTGTTCCATTACCATACTCATCATGCGGGGAAGGTCACGCATAATCGATGAGTACATCTCCATGAACTGCTCATCAGAACGGATGTCGGTAGGAAGAGGCGCACGGCTACGGGCGTTCTCAGCATATCTCAGCGCTTTGTCAGCCGCTGATTCATAAGTTCTTCCGTTGCCTGCCATGTGTCTTTCCTCCTCCGAGCATCTTTCCCACCAATGATAATTTACGGTTTATTTTAGCAAAATAATAGGCGGTAAGCAGTGCGATATCACTGGCTGGAAGGGAATCGAACTCATAGCCCGACCTTCCTCCGTTAAGCATCCATTCGGCCTTTACTTCGGCATGTATGATATCGGGGTTGGTGCTTCCTTCGATTATGCCTTTGCTGAACGCTCTTTCGGCTCTTTCGACCGACCCTTCCCAGGGTCCTGTGTCAAAGGGAGCTGGCTTAGACCAGCGATAGCCCCCATGACCTCGGTCAGAAGAGAAGCATCGAAGGTGCCTATCACATCATCGGAAAGACGTTCGCCCTGAGCAAGACCAGGATAGCTCAGAGTGCATCTGCTTATGCCGAACTTGGCAAAGTCTTCGCTGTGAGCTACCATTATCTCGTTATCGTTCATTCCGAGGCATTCCTTCTGATGCTTATAGCGCTCCACCATAGATGCTATGGCAAGCTGGTCAAGACCGCTGTATCCTTTGACGGTCATCTTCCCTTCCAATCCGTAAGGGGTAAGGTCTATGTCCTTGGTTGCAACATTGAATTTATTTGCTGTCATTGTATTTCACCTGATTCAGGAAGCGGGGGTGTATCCTACCGCTATGTACGCTCTCTTCGTTGTGAGGTCAGGGGAATCCATGATAGTCTGTCCGACATCATATGAGAAGTCCATGCTTCCCGATATCGTGTCGGTAAGGTTGATGTCCAAGAACTCGGTAGGCGCAGTGCCTGTGTCGGTATCCTGAGAACGAATCTTCAGGAAAGGAATGACGTAGGGGTTCTTGGTATCTGTATATACAGTGCTTTCACTGAACGATTCATAACCCGTAAGTGCGGCGATGTAATTGTTCGGATTTACACTGTAGGTCTGCGTCTTCACATCGTAGCTGACGTTGGCAAGCGCATATGTTCCGTAAGTGATTTTACCGCATGCAGGAACAGCTTGCAGATTGTTGCTGATATCAAGTTCGGATGAATCAGTGTATGCAATCTGATTGTATGTATACGAGTCATCTGACTTGAGCATACAGCCTGTGATAAGCACCTTTGACGGAGGGTCGTCGATGATATTCGCGTAATCAGTAACAGTAGATGATACCTGATAGAATTTACGGAGATAGTATCCGTTGATAGAGAACTGAACAGCCGCGTCTCCGCCGTTCTCATATTGCAGGGACATGGTGTCTATGTAGCACCCTGTATAGACGCATATCATGTTGTTCCCGCCGTTTCCGTCAGCGGCGGTGCTGTTGATTTGGAACTGCCCGATATCGAATGATTTGGCAGTATCGAGATGCTTGTATCCGAACACGTCCACAACCATCGCACCGCCGTTTATGGCAACGATATAGTTGGCAAACACGCCGAGGGTTATCGGAAGGGTGCTGGTGGTTGTACCTGTCTTGACATAGCCGACAGTCGAGAGACTGGGCTGGGGGTTGAGTATAGCGCCTTCTGAATCCTCTATCTGCCCAGCAGTACCGCTGGCGATAGATACCTGATATTCAGTACTGTCTGCTTTGGTAATGAACACCGAAGCCGATGTAATCTCAACCTTATCTGAATGAACAGCATAGGCAAGCCAATCAATACACTCGGTACTGAAATAACCTCCTACCGTGAACGAACCCTGAGTGATACCCTGGGTCTGCGTAGTAGGTTCGCGAAGACCGAGGTCATTCTCCAAGGCCGCATTACGGCTTTCGGTGGAACTGAAAGTAACTGCACCGCCGAACCGTTTAGTCAAAGAACTCAGGGCATTCAGCGGAGTGGTCCCGGTAGGAAGCTCATCAACCCCTTCGCCTGACACTCTGCTCAGATTGCCCCATCCAACACACGTCCGTATTCCTGTCATATAATCAACCTCTTAGGTAATGGATGATACGGCAGAATCGCCGTATAGACATACTCTTTTTCCCAACAATTATACGTATTTTTTTTAAGTTTACTGCTTTCCGCTGTATACTCTATAACCTGCCAATATCCGAACGGCATGAAACGATGTTCGGCCAATATGCGGCGGAGTTCATTGGAAGCAGTTATCACGGTCTCACGCTTTATTCCCATGACATCGAATTTGAATGTACGGCTGAGCCTCTCACTGTCATAAGCAATGCCCAAAGGCTCCGATTTGACATTCCCTACATAGACCTTGATTGCTATCGCATTCTCTCCGAAGTTATGTCCTGTAGGGTCTTGCTCTTCAAGATAATAGATATTCGGAGTGATATCCGAAAGACTCCAATTCGACGTGATTAGTTCTCCGACGAGTTTATCATTGTCGATTTCATAGTCTACAGATTCGCTCATATAGACCCCGTGAGAACAAGCGTCTGATGGTTCATCAGGCATCTCTGCAACTGTTCATCCCACAGCGCTATCGTCTGCATCTTGGCAGGGTCGAACTCAGGAGACATCGGGAACTTGGCCCGATACCAATCTGTGCAGAGTACCTGCTTGGCTGTATAGATTATCGCCGCAGTGCGTATATCATCAGGAACCTCGGTCTGACCCCAGCGATAAGTGACCCTGATAGAATCAAGCTTTCCCAAAAGAAATGTCTTGAGGAACAGAATACCTTTCTCGTTGTCACACCAATAAGGAGATACACCCGGCTGAAGACTGTTGCATTCGGGCATAACGTTCCATGCGCTTCCTATCCATCTGGTCTCTATCAGGTCTCCCTTGGAGTAGTCGATGTCTCTTATCCATGTATGATATAGAGGTATCGGAAGTCCTTTGATGAAGTCCTGCCAGGCGGCGTTGCCCATGTAATACAGACTTACCTGCAAAGGCGATGCCAAATATCTGTCAGTGATAGCAGGAGCGTTGTAGATTTGCTTTACAACCCTGTTCTCACGCCATGAACTCTTTGTATTGCCGTCGATATACGCCTCTGCCTGTATTATCAGGTCGTTAATGGTCTCGATACTGGGATACGAGCAGTGAGTAAGCACGAAAGGCTTGCCTTCGTTGTTCAGCATTCCCATGAACGAAACCACGTCCTGAGCAGTGCAATAGGTAGGAAGACGATTGTCAGAGACAAGCAGATAGTCAAGCGATACGACAAGTGTCTTCCCAGCCTCGGACGGATTTGTGAATCTGAATCCTATGACGTTTACGAACGCAGGATTGAAGTCGGGATTGTCGGCTTTAGACTTGATATTGATTATGTAGTCATGCCCCATGTCGTCGAGCGAATACGTGTAATGTATCTCGTTGCCTGAAGCATCCTGCACATACATTATCGCTTCATCGAAGAACGACGGAAGCAGACTGCATTTGAAGTTCACAACAAACTGTTTATCAGCAGTTATGCAGAATCCTTCGGAGACAGTGGCATAAAGGTCCACTACCTGATTGACAGGCATATCGCTGACAGTAGCAATCAGAGTGGTTCCGTTGTTCACAAGTTCAGAGCCTTCCTCCGCAGACTCGGAATAGACGGTTTCGGTAGGTTCAGCTACCTTGAGACTCCATCTGCTTTGGTCGTCTGGGAATAGGGTTAGGCTCATTAGTAATACTATAACACGGCACTATTTAAAATAAAGGAAAAAGTTTATTTAAAAGGTTTACTATCAGGGTCGATTCTCAGATACGAATCGAAAGGATATAACCTGAAACAGCCGTATCCGCAGTGATTTCCGTACCGCCAGAACTCAGAACGATTTTACCGCTGGTAAGAGTGGCAACATCGCCGAAGTTGGTAAGCAGGATAGCCACATTGGAGACACCTTTGCTGTAATCAAAGCCGCCTGTAGCGTAAGTACCGCTGACCTTGATTATATCTATCCAGTTATTACCCCATGCCTTAGTTGTCAGTTCAGTTGTGATTGCCATGATTGCACCTCAAAGTAGAGGGAGGATTGCTCCTCCCTCAGGTTCAGTTGATGTGGATAATCTTACCCTGGCCCTTGAAGTTCCGGCACTGTAACTCAGCCCAGTACTTGAACATCGCGGCCCGATTCAGGCCACCGGCAACGAACGCGCTATCAGTGGTTTCGACCTGAGGCTGAATTTCAGGAGCCATATACAGAGTACTCTGGTCAACCAGATAGATACGGCCGATACCGGTCTGTGAACCAATCGCTTCGCCGGCAATACCCTTCTCGACGTTGTAATCAGGAATTATCGGGATGCCGTTGTAGTGAGAGACCATCAGACCGCTCTTACGGCCAGGCACAGTGTTGACACCGTTGACCGAGTAGTTAACACCTTCCCATCCGAGCAGACGGTTGTTGGCACCGACAATACCGCCAATCTTCTGAAGAGCCGTATAGTCAGTAATGAAGGCCTTACCGCTGGTCTCATTGTTACCGTTGTTCCAATAGGGCATACAGGCATAAATCATGCTGTCCATCATGTCCATAGTCAGAGGACGCAGGGTAGCGGCACCGGCAGTGTCTGACTCGGTATAGTTGGAATCAACGTAACTGTCGAACATGCTTCCTGAGGTAGCGCTCTGGCCACGGTAGGTTGCAAGGTTGGTGTTGGCACCCGACATCAGGGTGGTGCTGTTGTACCACGGAATAGCGTAGGTATCAGGCAGATGTGCCGCTTCGGCCGCGTTGCTCACGATACGCTCAATAGACTCGAATCCAACCCGCTCAGTCGAAGTGACAGTTTCGCCAGGAGCGACAGAGCCGAGACCGACAATCGGAGCATCCTCGATACGCCGAAGAACATCCACATCCTGATTCCAGACAAAGGTCTGAGATTCGGTCTTTAAGAAGTTCTCCCAATCAACCACATCATCCCGCTTGTCTGCGCCAAGCTGTACATAACCTATAGGCATCTTACGGATGGCCATATAGTTCTTGTAGGGCTCCAACAGTTGAGCGAAGCTCGGAGTTGAAGCAGAGGTCAGAACGTTGTCCCGAACCACACCCGCGCTGGTAGTTGAAGCAATAGACAGGTCGGTAATCAGACGGACACCGCTCTGGTACGGCTTCTGGCCGAATACAGCAAGCGCATTGTGCTGGATATACGGAAGCACAAAGATGTACGGACCGAATCTTGCATTGGCGGCACCAGGAGTGGTCATATCGACCATGACACCCGCGCTGGCCAATTTGGTTGTGTTCATAATGCTGGGAGTCCATGCCCGGTCCATACTGGCAATGATTCCATCGTCAGTGTCGGACGGCAGGATATCAGATGATATTCCATATGCCATATCAGTTACCTCTCATTTGATTAAAGTCGCTTAAATCCCCGTTTATCATTTTTCTGTACATACTTTTAACATCTGCGGTCCCTGCCTGGAATCCGAGTATATCGGCAGTAGCCAACTTGACATCGCCTTTCGGCTCTGCAACAACGATATCGCTACCGTTGCTTGCCTTGTAAGTTACTCCGTAATTCAGACTGCCAGGAGTTCCTGTGATTGTAGCTGTAACCTTGCCGTCGAGGCCTATGGCCGTCAGATAAGTCGCCAAGTTGGTAGCATCTCTGGCAGAGGTCATCAGACTGTTAGGTGCTGTAGCGGAAACAGGCGTAGCAGACTTCACTGCAACTCCCGCCGTCTCAGCAGAACCGCCAGCGGTCACACTCTGGACAGAAACAGCCTCAGGAGTAAGACCCTCTTTGCTCATTATACCGTTCATAAGCTCCGCATTCTTCTTAGCGAACTCGTCTACTGCGCTCTTGTTAGCCTCATCCTCTTCAGCCGCATGGATAGCGGCCGCCTGAGCCTTGCTGTGACACTTGTCTTCCTCGACGGTCTTGCCTCCTTCAGGAGTGACTTTGGTTTCAGCACCTACAGCGGGACTAGAAACCTCGGTACTCTTATTCTCGGCATCTTCCTGAGCGTGAATAGCCTCAGCCTGTCTGCCGTGACATTTGTCATCGACACTCGCGGTCTCAGGGGCCTCGGTAGCGGTGGGAACAGGCTCGGCATCCGATTTCTCGACCTCACCTTTCTTGGGAACAGGCTTCTTCTCTTCATCATTCTCTGAAGATTCTGCCTTCGGAGGAACAGCCTCATCGCCGTCAGGCTCCGCGTGCTGTCCTTCGTCCCCATCAGGTTCTTTGTGTTCGCCCTCGTCTCCGTCAGGCTCCTTTGCTCCTTCGGTACCTTCGTCGCCGTCAGGCTCTCCGCCTTCGGTCTCGTTACCGCCAGTCAGTCCGTTGACGGCCTGACCTACAGCGCTGGCAATCGAAGAGGACTGCCCGTTGTTAACGGCTATCTTAGCTTCAATGGCCTTCAGAATGCCTAATGCATTGTCCATACCTGCTTTCAGGTAGGCCATTATAGCCTCGGTATTCGCCATATCGCCGAGAGCATCAACGTCTGATTTCTTTGCCTCAGACTCCTGTCCCATATCTGCGCTCTTAGTTGATTCAGCCACAGCATCAGCCGCAGGTGCGGTTGTAGTCACGGTCGAACTTTCAGCGGCAGATATGACGGTTGAGGAATCTGTAGCAGAAGCAGTTTTTACTTCCGCCTTCTCCTTAGACTTCTTTGTCTCATCTATCATATTGCTTCCTCCTTCGCTTTGGAGCTTGCGCTTTCTCAACTCAAGTATCATAAGCACAAGCTCCTTCCCCATAGGCGAGCGCATGAATTCTGATATCTCATCATCGCCACGGCCCTGCAAAGCGCTTGCAATCTTAGTAACAATGCTCTGCAAGCGTGGAGTGTCAAGTTTCAGAATAGCGTTCACATCGACCTGTTCGTTTGTGAGGTCTATCTTACCAGGCGCGGCGAGATGTTTAGGCTCGTCATGAACCTGGTTTATGTCATGGCATCCTATTACTCCAGGATGCTCATGCTGACCCATAGGACAGCCTTTGGTCGCTATCTCTTCGGCGGACTCCGTTTCAGGATTTCCATCCTCGGATTCGGCCGGAAGAAAAGCACGCACCATTAGGTTATAGTCAATGCGGGCGTGGTCCACTTCGTCATTGATTATCTCATTGAACTTTTCAATGATGTATTTCTTAGATTCATCATCCAGTTCTGAGTTCTCTACAGCGGTTATGACCGCTCTGTAGCCGTCAATCGCTTCAAGTTCATCTATAATCAGGAAAACGATATCCTGCTTACTGGCGGACTCAATCTTGCTTTTAGGCACTATTATCTGCGTAAGTGTGCCGTCATCGTGAGGCATCACGGTAGATATGTAGGCATTCGCATAGAAATCACGAATAACCTTCGTAATATCGTCAGAACCGAGTTTCTCCCCTTCAAGCACAATAACAGGTGCTATCCAGTTAGTGGATACACCCATCTTTCCCATCTCAGCCTTGAAATCAAGATAGAGCGTCCTTACAGGACATTCTGCATTGTTGCAGGACTTGAGAACGAAATCGCTCTTGATGGTCTTCACACTGTCTTTGTCACCTTCCCCATTGGGGATGTTTATCCACATGATACCGGTTCTTGGGTTGGCACCTTTAGGAGTGGTAGAAACCTCGAACAACTGTTTGGGATGGGCTACGGTATGACATTCGTCAGCGTCGCATTCATAGCGTCTTTGGACAGATGCGCCGATGGAAAATTCATCTTCATCCCCGTCCACGAAACTGGCCCAGTCCTTATCGTAGAGAAGCTCATCGCGGAAGTAGTTGCCGTAAGCAATGACAGAAGGCTTTCCTGTCTCCTTATCCTTTCCTTCCTCCATGAACCAATAGGTAGAAGGAGGCTGAGACGTATGATTGCTGTGACCGCTACCTCCGTTCAGTATGAACTGCTTTGACAGCTTTATCAGTTCAGAGACAGGAACCACCTCTCCCTGAAGGTCGACTATCTGAGCAGTTATCTGAGCGACGAACGAACGGGAACTGGGAAGCGTCATGCTGTCCTTCCAGGCCATGACGCTTGCGCTCATGAACTCGTCCATGCCTGGGATTTTCTCTTCCTTCTTATCGGTTATATCCGTAAGATGCGAATTGTATGACTCCATCCATGCTTTTCTGTCGGCAGGACGGAAAGAGTTCTTCACATTGACAGGAAGTTCCTCTATATTAGCATATACCATATCAATCATCACTCCCTGAGATAGATTTGGTCATTGATTCGATAGGATTCTTAGGAGCATTTGTCTTTGAAGGACGTACATCTCCGTCAGAGGACTGCGAACTGCGCGGATTGAGCATTGTCTGACTCAAGGCTGTGAACGGGTCCTCTGTATCAGGCGTTGAACTCATTTCGATTTCACCATTGCCCTGCGATACAGCACGGAAGTTAAGGTCCCGCAGACCTTTGGCATTCTCAATCTTCTTGCCGAATGCGTCTTCATCGTCTGTAGCCTCTTTGTCAGGCGGTTCGACAACGTGAAGATACCAGTCGGTAATCATAGGATATTTCTTGACTATCCAATCGAGCATGCTGTTTACATGCTTACGCAACGGAAGAAGTGAACGGTCGAGCAATGCAATCTGATACTCTTCATTGGATACTCCTCTGTTGTTTGACAAATCACCCATGACAAACGAAGGAATACCGAAGAAAGCACAGACACGCTCTATGAGTTCACGCTTTACCGCAACCATCTCGCTGGTCGGGTTGTCAGCGAACGGAATCCATTTGGCGGCTCCGCCTATATCCGCTCTGACAGGCGGGATACCGATTAGCGGAGTAGCATACGGGTCATCATTCATGACCTCCTGTATCTGCCGTTTCATCGCTGACATATTCGAGTTGTCAATACCCGCGATAACCAGAATACCGAGCGGATGCCCGGTTTCATAATATTTCCTGGTACGGGAAGCGATAGCGATAAGCGCTCTGACCTCGATAGAGGCCAAAAGAATAAGAGGCATTCCATAGTTAAGACTCGGAATACCGAATACCTGATGGTAAACCTCGCCGTCTCCGTAATAGAGACCTACGGCGGATGTACCATATCCGTTATCTTCCCCTATCCGCCAACGTGACGGATAAAGTCTGTGATTCTCTTCATCGAATCCTGGATGGGCAGGATTGTCCATCGGAGAGCATACGCTACGGTCAGCGAGAGTGAACCCTGTCTTATCTCCAGGCGTACCGTCAATATCAATGATATATTTGGCCGCCGTAGGAGAAACGGGTATGAACTCACCAGGGACCTCGCCGAGCAGATTGCCCATAGTATCATAGAAGTAGGTAGACCTTGCCAATATGATAGGCTGATTATAGACCAGACTTACAGTGAGGAATGATACGCATAACTCTTCCAAGGTCCAGTTATATGAATTGCACTTTTCTATAAGCGAATGCCCCTCACGATTAATCAGCATGCTCTGTTGCATGGGATTGGGCTTCAGGAACGTTCCCTCGTAATGACATACCTGACACGAAGTAACGTTCTTTTTATATTCCATCCCACACCGAGGACATTTGCTTTGGAAACGGGGAACCCATTCGAGTCCTTTCCGCATTGTTTCCTCGGTCATACGTTTGACTATCGTAGCAAAAGGCAGACAGTGATAGAAGTAATAAGAAGCGGCGTTGTATAGATTACAATAGATGTTGTCGCTCTTATACTTGTAATCCAAACTAATCGGCGTAGGGACCTGCTCGGTATTTACCTTAAGTGACGATAAGGTAGGCTGAGCGGGCCACGGAGCATTCGCTATAGAAGATGTAAGCGAAGAATCAGGAGTAGGGTTTACCCCGCTCTTGGTAGCACAGCATACGTCGAATATAGTCACTGATACATACTATAACACGGCGCTATTTAAGTCGTGGGAAACTTTATATATACGAAGATAATAATTAAGAAGTTTACTCAGGTCAGTTCATATTATGGCACTTAATGAAGCACTTTATACGGGACAACCTCATACTCGATACCTGTAACCATCATCAGACGCATAAGGGCGATGTTTCCCATCTCAGCACCCTTAGGGATGAATGATTCGTATATCTTCACTTCCTTTTCTACATCCTGTGGTTCTACCTTGCCGATTCTCAGCATCGGGACCGCTTTATAGAACTTATCTGCCGCAGAAGCGTCTCCGCTGTTATTCGGGATACGTCCTACCCAATAGCTTTTACCGCTGAAGAATTTGGTATGGTATTCTTCGCTTACAATCTTCAAGACCGCTTCCATACTGTAGTTAACTCCGTCGCAGGAAGGAGTTCCTACTTTCTTCGTTGCCACAAGCAAATCATACATATCCGAATGTATAGGACTTCCTGTATATGTAGATTTCGACTGAGACGGAGGAAAGAGTACATCAATCAGCGTCTGAAAGCCCCGTTTTCAGCAAGTTGTCCGAGAGGGGATATACATCCGCATACAGGGCACCGTTCGGGAGGATAGCCTGTGGCGAACTGGCATCCGCATCTTGGACATCTCCAATCGGCATCCATAGGGCAGAATTTACCGAACACGTTGAGATAGTCTTTCTGCCAGACATCGTGCATGGATATTTGGGCAACATCGAACTTTCCATTGTCCACATGGTCCAGACGTTTATCCCTGTGGTCATCATCCACACTGTATTTACGCCGTTTAATCTCCCTATTGAAATCTTTGACAACAAGCTTATCAAATGCTTCGCTGTCAACCTCTCTCGGTCTGCAAAATACTTGGGTCAT